ATAGGCTACGGCTCGACCCGTTACCCAAACGGCAAAAAGGTACTATTAGGCGAAAAGCTAAACAACGAAACCGAGGCGACCTCTTTGCTTTTGGCAACTATGAAGCCCTACGAAGACGCCGTAAATAGGCATTTAACGAACCTAAACCAATGCCAATTCGACGCGCTAGTTAGCTTTTGTTATAATGTAGGTACGGGCGCGTTTATTAAATCGACGTTACTGCGTAAAGCAAAGGCAAACACTAACGACCCCTCAATAGTTGACGAATTTTCGAAGTGGGTACGCGGCGGCGGTAAGGTTTTACCGGGCTTAGTTACGCGGCGCAAAGACGAAGCGCGGCTGTATTTCTCACTTTGTAAATAATAGCCCTAAAATTAATTAACCACGCCCGCGCTTTAACGTATCTTTAGGCATGGCACGGCGAACAAATAAAGCGCGGCGAATAGTCGATATAATAGTTAAACATTGGAAGCCCACAATAGGCAGTTTAACTATACTCGTTTCGGTATTCCTGTTAATACTCAAGAAAATCGAAGTCGAAACACTAGCCGCTATCGTAGCCGCGTTATTAGCCGCCGGATATATACCTAAATCGAAAGACGATGTTACCGAATGACACTACCGTAATATGCACGAACCCGGGGCATTGTAAAAATCACCCCGTTAGAACGCTTTTAAGCGAGTTAAGCACGCAAACCGAGGCAAATGATAGCAGCGCACAAATAAGCGCCTTAGACACGCTTAAAATGGATATTAAAACACAAACCGTTAAAGAGGTTGTAGTAAATAAAATGCAGGCTATTGACACTATTAAGCCGTGTAACGTATCTTTGTTAAGCGAACAAACGTACACGCCGCTAACAATTCACGAAGTAAGAAAAGCGCCCGAAATGAAAGAGCCTATGCAGTACGATTTACTAATAAACGCCGCCTTATTCACATTTATGCTAGGGCTAACCGCTAAATATGTTCTAACTTGTAGCGGCGCATGGCTTAACCTATTCGAAGATTTACGCAAAGAAATTGCAGCGTAATACACGTTAACATTTTTTTAGGTTGTAAATTTGTAAAGTGAGTAGCCTATACATACTTGAAAACAGTATCGACCTGTTTTACGTAGTTACCGACCGCGACGGGCTTATATTGACCACAAACGACTTATTTAGGGAGTATTCGAGCCACATTAAACCCGAAAATATTGCGGATATTAGCGCAACCGAACCCGACCGCGACGACGTTTTAGCGGCGATTGAAAAGGCAAAGGGCAAAGCGCCCGAACCTATACGCGTTTATGCGAAGACAAAGCAAAAAAACGGCTCATTACGTTATAACCTTTGGAATATTTACGCAATACTTGATTGTTATCATTTTATCGGTATTCAATTAGTCGATGTAACTAGCATAACAAGCCACGAACACGAGCGCCAAAAGGTATTACTAGAAGAATTTAGGTTCATGTTAAGCCACGAGCTACGGCAACCGCTAACCTCGATAGGCGGTTTGGTGCGCATGTTAATTCAGCATCAAAACGCAAGCGATAAAGACCGTCAGGATTTGGTTAAAATGATCGAAGAAAGCGTAAACCGCCTTGACGATGTTATAAAGATACTAGTTAAGAAAGCCGCTCGACAAATATGATACCCGAAACAGCTACCGAGTGCGACGAAAGGCTAGTAAAGATAGCCGCTGTTTACGTTTTAGAACGCGGTATGCCTATTGAATTTGCGCTGGAGCTGTTAACAGATAGGCTCAAAAATAAAACCGAAATAAGCGACCGTTTAACGCAATTTTTAAGCTATGTTTTCGCAGGAAAAAGCCCTTTATAAACCAATTATGGCGCTAATTATAGCGTGTTTATTGCTATTTATTATGCTTATAGCTACTTGCCAAAGCGCAAACGGGCTACGCGATAGGCTAAACGCCGCAGAAAGCTACAACGATAAGCTAAAACAGCGCACGGTTAACGATAGCCTACGGCTATTTACTCAGGATATTAAGCTAACACGCAGCGACCGCGATTTAAAAGCTCTTAAAAGGCGTTTGGAGCTGGCAAATATTGAACAAGCAACCGAGGCAAAAGTTAAAACGGTTATAAAAACCGAGTTTAAAATAGGCGAGCCAATAGTAATACACGACACTATTTACGTTTTAAAGCTACCTATTGAATTTAACCGCTCTGAAAAGTGGTTTAGTATGGCAGGGCGCATAAACCGTTTAGGGCTGTTTCAGCTCGATAGCTTAGTAACGTACGCAAGGTTTACGCATTCGATAGGCGATACCGTTTCTAATCGCTTTTTAGGCGGCTTATTTGCTAAACGCGGTAAGGTTGTTAGGGTTGCTATTGATAACCCGTATATGAGCGTAACGGGTTTAAATAATATCTACGTGCGCCGCGAGCCGAAATGGTACGAGTTAGGCGTCGTTAAGTTCGGCGCGGGCTTTCTTTTGGGCGCTGCGTTTATAGCCGCAGCAAATTAATTGCGTTGAAAATTAAGCGGTTATAAAATCAAGGTAAAAAATATTAGGTTTATTTTTGTTTAGGTATTGCCAATTCAAAATAAAGGTGTAGATTTGCTCCCGTTAAACATTTAAACTTTTACACCATGAAAGCACAAGTAAAAACAAAATCAAACTTCAAAGGTCTAAACGGTCAAATACTAACCGTAAAAGAGATTTCAGGAACTCGAGTAAGCTGCGAATATTTTTGTTTAGAATTTCAGCGCTTAATAACTATCGATTTTACATTAACTGAGATAGTACGTTTTTATAACTAACCTTAATACGGGCGGCTAATAACCGCCCTTTAACTTTTCAAACATTCAAACACTTTAAACCTTTAAACATGTTACAAATGCACACTACATTCAAAAACACCGAAAGCACCGAGTTCTATTTATTCGACCATTTAAACGGCGTATTAACTATGCTAGTAGACGACGGCTGTATGAAAGGTATATACACGCGCTGCGATAGCAAATGCGCCGGAATATACCGCAAGTACCACCGCGAACAAATCGAGGGCGTACCGTTCGAACACCGCCTATACGATACTATTGACGCTGCCGAATTTCATAGCCGCTATATTAAAGTAGTGGACGCGCTAAACCGCAGCTTCGATATTTGCTTTACTGAAACAACTGAAAACTAATTTTTAAACCCTTTAAACACTTATACTATGGCTTTAACAGCACCCGTAGGCGGATCGGTAAACCGCCAAATAGCGCCCGAGGGCTCATACCCTGCGCGATGCTATCAGATTATTGACCTCGGCACTACCGAGCAAGGCGGGAACTTCCCCGGCAAAAAACGTAAAGTACAATTCCTATTCGAGCTGCCAACCGAAAAGGCAGTTTTCGACGAAGCGAAAGGCGAACAACCGTATTACGTGCGCAGCATTTACACGCTATCCATGAATGAAAAGGCGCTATTACGCCGCGACCTTTCGGCATGGCTCGGTAAAAAGATAACCGACGAACAAGCGGCAAAGCTCGATATATTCGCAATGCTAGGTAAAACGTGCATGGTTAATATAGCGCACGTTACCAAAGGCGAAAACACCTACGCCAATATTATTAGCTTTGCGCCATTAATGAAAGGCTACGACTGCCCGCCTGCGGTTAACGAGGGCTTTACCTATACGCCTACTGAACATAACCCCGAAACGTTTGCTAAGCTACCCGAATTTTTACAGGACAAAATAAAGGAAAGCGACGAATACAATATACGCCTACTGAACATAACCCCGAAACGTTTGCTAAGCTACCCGAATTTTTACAGGACAAAATAAAGGAAAGCGACGAATACAAAGCGACGTTAAACAAGCCTAAAGCAAAGGCAACGCCGCCGCAGAATATCGAGCCTATTGACGGAGAAGACGAAGACGATATTTTCGGAATTAAAGCGGCTAACGATCTGCCGTGGGACTAAATAAACAAGGGGCGGTTATTCGCCGCCCCTCTTTTGACCAAACTATAAACAAAGCACATGACACTCACAAAGGTACAAATTCCAATCGAAAAAATATACGCCGCTATAAATTCGCCCGACGTATTAAACGCGCAAGCTACCATAGCCCGTAATACAGGCGGCGGCGAAGCGTTAACAATTCACAACGTAAGCGAATATACGGCAATGAACGCGGCTGTTAAGGAAGTAAGCGACGCCGTTAAGTTAATCGAAAGCGCACGTAAGGACGTAACCACGCCTTTAGATAACTTCAAAAAAGAGTTAATGAAGTTGGAGCGCGAAAGCACCGCGCCGCTAATTGAATTTATCGAAGACGCTAAACGCGTTATGATAGAATACCACGAACGCCTCGAAGCTGAACAAGCCGCCGCCGAAGCCAAACTAAAAGCCGAAGCCGAAGCGAGTTTAAAACAAGCGCAAAGCGTAGGCGATATTATGGCGAATTTTACCGACCGCCTATTTGCTACCAGCGTCGAGAATAACCAAACTAAAAACGTGCGCACGACCATTAAGGCGCGTATTAACGGCGAGGTTGACTGGGTAAAGGTTTTAGGGCTTTTATTCGCTTCAGGTGAAATAGAGCCGAACGAGCTAATTAAAAACTTACCGCGAGCCATGAAAGCGCAAGGCGTCGAGGCTATCGCTGGCATTGAATTGTACGAACATAAAACTCAAATAATCAAATAAACATGGAAACAACAAGACCCACAGTTTCAATTAAAAATCATTTGCAAACTATAACCTATAAATTTACGCCGCTAACGCATAACGAAATATGCCAACGCATTGAAGCCGCACGCACGCGCCATAGTTTTAATAAAGCAGAATTTTGTCAAATGATGGGGTACAACCCAACGATATTAAATAAATGGCTTAAAGGCGCTAATTTTAGTTCTAAATCATATAGAAGCGCAATGGAGCTTATTAAAAAGCTAGACGAAGCGCCTAAACAAACCGAAATTAAGTTTACGCCGAAGCCTATCGAAAAACCTAGCTACGGCGTACTAACGCTCGAAGCAGCTATTAAAATGGTTAAGGACGCGGGCTATAAGGTAAGTAAGCGCGTAGAAACATGGGAGGAAATTTAAATGACCCGCGAGCAATTTAACCAATAAAAAACTCACAACATGGAACTATATAATTTATACCATCATTGCTTTACCGATCAGGATAAAAGGTACTTAGCATATTTGCTAAAAAAAGAAAAAGTAACAGCATCAAATGAATTATTGATTCACGATTGGCTTAAAACGGTAAACGCATCAGTTCGTCTTATAAATTTGATTTACCGTCATTATGATAAAAATATTTATCCATCTCAAATCAGTAAGGAAATGTTTTTAAATAAAGAAGGTGCAGGGGTTAAAGCATGGAGAGAATTTGAAAATTTAAGAGGGGATAATCTATGACACGCGAGCAATACATTAAGCACCCCGCAACGAGCGCAAGCCGTATCAAACGTTTCTATACGGGCGATATAAGCTACGCCCAAACGGCGCTCGATGCGGGCGCGGCGTTTCACTACCAGCTACTAGAGCAACCCTTTGTTAATATGCCGCCGCCCGTTCAGAATGTTTACACCGCTATTAACGAGCTGCCATTATTAGCGCAACTGTTTTTAAATTCGGAAAAGGAATATATTAAACTCGGTAGCGTTAACGTGGACGGCGTCGAGCGCGAGGCTAAAGGCATGTTTGACTTATGCTGGTTAAGCGAGGGTATTATAGCCGATGTTAAAACAACGAGCGCGGGTACAATACAAGCCTTTGCGCACGATATGATTAAACACCTTAACCACGTCCAAGCGGTTTGGTATTCGTTGCTAATGGGCTTCGATCCTGCGCTATTTTTTTACATAGGCATACCGCCAAAGGTGAAACAAACGGGACGCTTTACCGACCTTTATTTATACCGCCATAAGCCCGAAGAAATTGAACACGCGAAACAATTAATTTCTAAATACTTTCAGAGCTTATGAATTACGCAATGTTACAAACCCCTATTGAGCGGTTAATAGAGGCGCTAAACCTAAACCCTAATAGCCCGCATGTTTCTGAAGCCCTAGAGCGCGAAAAAGGCGATTTTAGGCACGCTTACGAAACAGGATATACCGACGCAGAAACACGGCTAAACCCGAATTTAAGCGCAAAGCGCATGAGCCTAATTGAATTTAACGAGTACTATGGCAAAGACTAACGACGTAAGCGAGCTAAACGAATTAATAGGGCTTAAAGCCGAACACGTTAAACCGTACCTATATGCGCTAGGGTTTGAGTACTTCGAATGCAATTATAAGTACCGCAAAATTTTTAACGACTATAAACGCAATCGCTGTTTAGTAGTGGATTTATTTGAAGACAAAAGCGATCGTATAGAACAGTTTAAATTGATAACTAACCGCCTTTACACTAGATGAAACGAGCGCCACGCGAAAGCGATATATACCACGAGCTATCTAAATTCATGCGCCTAAAATACCCTACGTTAATTTGGCGGTTCGACTTCAGCGCTGGTACGAAAATGAGTATAGGACAAGCGCGTGTACATAAGGCGTTTAACCCGCACCGCGGCTACCCTGACTTGTTTATTTGCCGCCCGTCGAACGGTTACGCGGGGCTATTTATCGAAATTAAACAGCAAGGCGTTAAGGTTGCTAAATTAGACGGTTCGCCGTTGGCTAACGAACACCTAGCCGAACAAGCGCAAATAATCGAGCAGCTGAAGCGCGAGGGGTATTACGCTACGTTCGCGTGCGGGTTAATGGAATGTATTGAAATAATTGAAAAGTACCTACGATAAACTAAAATAAACAACATGAAAACAATTTACACCCTATGCGCGGCAGCCGCGCTAACCTTTACGAGCTGCAAAAAATGTTATGAATGCCGCGTAATGAGTAGCACGACAAACCCATACGGAAATAACCAAAGCGAGCCGACCGTTATAGTCGAAAAATGCAATATGACAGCGGGGCAAATTAGGCGCTATGTAGACGAAACAACGACCACTACAACGACGGTTATTAACGGCAAAGAGTACGTTACCAAAACAACCGTTATTTGTAGGTAGTTTTTTATTATATTTGAGCGTTCGGACGTGGAAACCCGAATGCAGTTTAAAAAACATTTTAAGCCCTTTGAGGGCTGCGAGGCAAAGTATAATAACCGAGCCGTTTCCACCGCAGCCACCAAAGGGCAAATTTTTTTAACATGAATAAACGCGATACCTGCATATTTTACCGCTCCATGTTTGAAGCTATACGAAAGCTGCCAAAGGAAACACAAGCGGAAATTTACGACGCTATATTCAGCTATTCGCTAGATTTTGAAATTAAGGAATTAAGCGGTATTTCAGAAACGGTATGGCTATTAATCGAGCCTGTATTAACGAAAGGAAACACTAACTATATAAACGGAAGTAAACCCAAAGCGAAGCGAAACGGAAGCGAAAACGAAGCGAATTTGAAGCGAATTAAAAGCGAACCCGAAGCCTATAAAGATAAGGATAAGGATAAAGAGAAATATAAGGATAACGCTAACGCGAACTTTAAAAAGTGGGGCGCTAAAGAGTTAATCGAAAGTATGAAGCCGTTTAAGGATATGTTTAACCGCGAAATGCTAAACGCCTTTTATGAATACTGGAGCGAGCCAATGCCTAACGGTAAGATACGGTTAACCGCTCAAACCGCTTGGGACACTAAACGCAGGTTAAGCACATGGAATAAACGCGACGCCTCTAAACAACCGCAAAGCGCGCCAACGCTTACGCGAGCTTCGAGGGGCGTTAAAATGGAATAAAAAAAAGTAAATTATTTTCGATTAAGTGTTGCGTAATCAAAATAAGCCTGTATATTTGCAGAGTTAAACATTTAAACACTTACACAATGACAACTCAAATTCAAACAGTAAAACTTCGCAACGGGGTAACAGTATTAGCAAAGGCAGATAAATACGGAATTAACGCAGTAGGGTATACAAACATAAAACAAGCTAACGCCCGCCAAATTAAACTTACTTTAGAGGGTATAGATTGTTCAGTTTACAGAACCCCTACAAACTTTTCGGTAACTTACATTAAAATAAATAACTAACTAAACCGGGCGGCTAATAACCGCCCAATTTTTTACCGCATGAAACCGCTCCCGAAAATAGAACAAGCCTTGATTTATATTTCGCTATTAAACGACGATACGTGGCGCGAAATTATCCCGCAGCTATCCGAACACCACTTTAAGGACGAACTAGCGTTAAAATGCTTTAAAACGATTAAAAACATAATAGCAGATAACAAGCAGCCCACGCTAATAACGTTAGCTCAGTTCGGGCGCATCGAAAAAACCTTTACAGGCGCTGACCTTTCAGCCATAACAAGCTGGGGCGACGAATTTTATTTTAACCAGCCTGTTAACGACTATATAGCTATTCTAAAGGACGAACATATTAAGCGACAAATTAACTCTGTAATGGTCGAAGCCTCGCTAGAGTTCAGCGGCTTACGCGGCGGCGCTCAAACGGCAGCCGAAATAATTAAACGCCTTAACACGTTACTTGAGGACGGCGCTAGTAATGATAACATGCTAGACACCCTAACCCTAGCAGCTGAAGAACGGCAGGCATATTACCGCCGCGCCGAACTGCATTTAAGCGGTAAAACAAGCGGATTGAATACAGGGTTAAGCGCTTTAAATAGGTTTACAGGCGGTTTTCACCCCGAGTTAATTATACTAGCAGGTCGTCCCTCTATGGGTAAAACAGCGCTCGCATTATACCACGCCTGCAATTTTAACGAGCCGGGTATATACTTTAACCTAGAAATGAATAAGAGCCAGCTTTGCCAGCGGCTAATACTTCAGCACTCTAGCGAAAGGATTAACAGCGCACGGTTACGCGACGGCAATTTAACGCAGCCCGAACTGCATGCGTTTGAAACTACGATAGGAACGGTTGAAAATTTGCCCGTTCTTATTTACGATAAGCCGCGCTGCGGCGTGCATGAGGCGATACGTGTTATGCGCCGCGAAGCCCGCAAGGGTAATTGTAAGTGGGTTATAATCGACTATTTGCAGCTAATGACTATCGAGGGCTTCAGAGGCGGCAACCGCGAGGCTGAGGTAGCCGAAATAAGCCGAACGTTAAAAGCCGCGCAAAAGGAATTAAACATACCAATTATAGCCCTTGCGCAGCTATCGCGTCAAGTAGAACAACGCGCCGACAAACGCCCTATACTTTCGGACTTACGCGAAAGCGGCTCAATAGAACAAGACGCGGACACGGTTATATTTATTTACCGACCCGAATACTACGCGCTAAACGACGAACTCGGCAACCCGTATAGCTCCGATGTGTTTTACCTATTTGAGAAACACCGTCAAGGCTCGACGGGTGAAGTACGGTTTAAGCATAATAGCACGATAACCAGCTTTAGCGATATAGCAACGAGCGGCGGGAGTACGTTTTTGCCTTTGCCTATAAATACTACCTTTGACGAAGAACTAACGCCCTTTTAAAATGGAAGTAAAAACCTTTATAATTATGGCTTTTATAATAATCGTTACAGCCCTTGTTTGGGTTTATATAATTGATAAGCACCATAACGACAAAGGCGGCGCATAACGGTTTTGAAAACGAACCTTTCGGAATTACCGAACACTTGCCTGTAACGGTTTGCAGCTAAATGAGGTGGCTGATTAATACCTCAAAACTTAATTAAAAAACAGAATTATGAGTAAAGAAAAAACTTCATTAGAAAACGAAAGCCAGCCATCTTGTTTAGGTGCTGTTAGGCGTAGTAATATTTCAAAGCGGTTTACACCTCTTCAAGAACTAATTACATTTATGGATTTTAATAGATGTGGTAAAGGTGGTAAAGATTTTAAAGGTGAAGCAATGGCAGAGGCTATAAGATTATTAAAACGTGAAGAGGAAGAAATAGTAAAGGCATTTGATAAAGGTAATAATCAAGAATTTGAAGACCCTGAATACTGGGTAAATGGAGAAAAATATTTTAATGATAAATTTAAAGAGCGATTTGCTTAATTATTACGCATAACTACCTAACAGCCGCTAATTAATTGCGAATAACATGACAACAATTGAATATCTGCTTAATAAAGCAAAACGAGAAAGGCATTATTCAGAACTGCATAACGAGATTGTAAATCTTTTGTCAGGTAAAAATGTTATGCTTAAATGCAATATTGTGGATTATAGTTCAGGTCGTAAATTAATTGCAGAAAAAGGCAAAACATACTACATGGATAAAGTTCAAATGAGAAAAAGCGGCGAAAGGATTTATTTTTCTTTTGAGCTGGACGGCGAACAAATAGAACTTAAAGAGGACTATTTAAGCGACTACCAATTTTGCGAAAAAATAAAATCAGAATATATACCGCAATGACCACCGAACAACGCATAATTGAATACATGACAAATTACGAGCCGCAGCCCGTAGCGATTAAAGACGGCGAAAAAACCTATTTAAACGCCCTTAGAACGCATCAAAGTTATTCTATATACCTAACTAGCGCCAAAAGGAATACAAGCATTTATAGAGCCTATTTGCGCCTTTGCTTCGACTGGCTTAAAACGCTTAAAAAAAACGGCGTTAATTTGTCTTACATAATCAAAAATTAACTATATTTGCAGCGATGCAACCGAAGAAAAAGGATAACCGAGGCGGCGCACGCAAAGGCGCAGGGGCTAAACCGCTCTACAACGAGCCTACGGTTAATATAACCTTTCGCGTACCTGTTTCGCACCGCGCTACAATACGGCGCATGGTTTACGATTATATGGACGGCGTTAAGGTAGCTAAAGTAAAACACGACCCTGAATATGGATGCTAAACTATTAACGATACCTTGCGCTATTGAGTCGGTAGCCACGCGCCGCGATAAAACCATTAAAATAACCATAGGCACGCAGGAACTAACGCCCGAACAAACTACCGCGCTGTTTAGCCAATGGGTGGGCGGCGTTGGCGTTATGGCGTTTAAAGGCGAACAGTTCAATTATAACGACGAAGCGCTAATAAATAACCTAAAGCTAGATGCCGCAGAGCTTGGAAGCAAAACACCGAGCCAGCGCCTACGCTCCGTACTTTACGTGCTATTCACACACGCGCCCGAGGGACACAAGGATTTTAGCAGTTTTTACGAAGCAACGATAGAGCGCTTTATAGATATGGCAAAGAAACGTATAGACACTTATAGCTTATGATTATCGACGAACAAGTAAAAGCAACGCATAAGCGCACCCGCACGGGCTTTATGCTAAACGTTAGAGCCGAACACGTAGGCGCTCAACCTATATACGTTGGCTACGTTCACGACGCGGGCAGCCATTTTGAATACCCCATAGCGCTTTGGCATGAAGACCTGAAAAAATACGATAACCCCGAGCTTAAAAAGCTGTTACCCGAAAACGTGCGCTATTGCTTAGGCGCTATCGAAACCAACGAAGACCGTCAAGGCAACGAGGTTAAGTTAGTGCGCGTATTCATAACGGGCAAAACAAAGGGCTTAACCGAGCTTGCAATATACCCCGAAGACCTTAAAACACTAAAGCGCGACGGGCAACACTATTGCAGCGCTATAAACGAATTGCAATTTATTGATTAAATTTGTAAGTATGCCACTATTCCAAGGAGATAGCCAAACCGTTATAAGCATGAATATCCGTAAGCTAATCGACGAGGGGTACACCCCGCAACAAGCCGCCGCAATAGCCTACGCCGAAGCTGAAAAATATAAACAAAAGCGAGGAAAGCGATGAAAAAAAAGCTAGGACGCCCTACCGACTATAAACCGGAATACGACGAACGCGCGTTTAACCTTGCGCTATTAGGACTTAACGACGTGCAAATGGCGGCGGCGTTTGATATATGCGAGGCAACGTTTAATAATTGGAAAAAAGACCAGCCCACATTTTTAGAGTCATTAACGCGTGGCAAAGAGGACGCCGACGCTAAAGTAGCGCGGTCGATGTACGAGCGTGCGTTAGGCGTTACGATTGTAGAAGAAGCGGTAACAAAGGACGGCGATATTGTAAAGCTACGTAAACAGCTACCCTCTGACACCGCAGCGGCTAAACATTGGTTAGCGAATAGGCAACGCGGGCGCTGGAGTAATAACGGCGAAAGTACGATAACTACAACCGAGCCGCTCGTTATTATTCGCACCGAACCGAGCCAACCGAATGAATGAGCTACCGATTAACCGAACGGCAAACCATAGCCTACGATTTAGCATTAAGCGGCGAAAAGCGCGTAATAGTATTCGGGGGCGCAATTCGAGGCGGTAAAACATATTGGTTACTGTTAACGCTAACCTCGCTTTGTTTAGCATACCCGCGTAGCCGGTGGGCTATTATACGAAAGAGCCTACCGGATTTAAAGCGTACCACGTTTCCGAGCTTTAGCTCTATAATGGTCGACGGCGTTAGCAATTACGTGCGCAGTTGGAATAGGGACACGCAAGTAGTAACGTTTATAAACGGTTCGGAGCTTATCTTTATGGCAGAAAGCTACGACGAAGACAAAGACCTAAACCGCTTCAGGGGCTTAGAAATAAACGGCGCTGGCTTGGACGAAGTAAACGAGCTACAAGAACCAACGTTTTACAAAGTTGCTATATCGAAAACACGCTACCCGAACGGTGGGCGTTTATACCGAGTAAGATAACCGATAACCCGCATATACCTACCGAATACCTAGAAGCGTTAAAGGAGTTGCCGCCTATTCAATACGCGCGTTTCGTCGAGGGCGACTGGGACGTAATGGATGAAGTATTAAACCCGTTCCTTTACGAGTGGATCGACGAAAAGCATATTGACGATAACGCAACGCTAAACCCGAATATACCCGTTTACGTTAGTGTTGACTTTAATATTAACCCGCTTTGCGCTTTGGTTATTCAGCAAACCAGCGGCGGCGCTAACGTGGTCGACGAAATACGAATAGACAAAGGCAGCATAGAGGCGTTTTGCGATGCGGTAAGGGCTTTAAACATTCCAATAGGCTTACTACGCATAACGGGCGACGCAATGGGGCGCGGCGGTACGGTTCAGCAGCGCGATAACTCGAGCGCCTATACTATGATTAAGCGCTTATTACACATGAACGACAGCCAAGTGTTCGACGCTAAGCAAGTACAATGCGACGCCAACGGCTCAATTATTAAATTGAATAGGCGAAAGTTAACCGAGCGTGCGGATTTTTTAGATTGTTTTCGTTACTTTGTAAACGCAATATTAAAGCGATACCTATGAGCTTATGTACACCTTGTTTCGATGCAGGCATTATAATAGACGCTTGTTTAAGCTCTTTAGCGTTCGGGTACGTTACACCCGAAACGGGCTATATAGTGGACGTTAAGCATAACGCTACGGGCAAAGTACAAACGTTCGAAGCTATAAGCGACGAAGCGGGGCTAATATCAATTAGCGGGCTAAAGGTTGACCCGTTGCAGGGCTACACAATTAGCTTACGCGATTGCACTAATTTCACTATTTGCGAAACAGAGTACACATGTATTAGCTTTGCCGTTGCGAATACTAACTATGAACCCGAGGGCGTTACTAACCTTTTAGATTGTACCGAATGTTAACACGTATTAAACACATTTTTTTAGGGTGGTGGCTTATGCTTAAGGACGATAAGGCAACGCGTAATATGTCGCAAGTGCGGCGTATGGTTTGCGAGGTTTGCCCTAAGCGTAATAAGTTTTTTTTAGGGTGGTGGCTTATGCTTAAGGACGATAAGGCAACGCGTAATATGTCGCAAGTGCGGCGTATGGTTTGCGAGGTTTGCCCTAAGCGTAATAAGTTCTTAGACCAATGTAACGAGTGCGGTTGTTTTCTGCCCGCAAAGACCCGCGTAAAGGATGCTGAATGCCCCTTACAGCTTTGGTAAGCGCCCTATGTTTATTAAGCTCAAAGCGATGTTAGTTGAAAGCCTAGATACAGAGGACGAAAAACTAGCGGAGGCGACGCGGCGCGAAATAGGCTACACCGACCTATTAATAAACATAAACCATATTAATTACGCTTTTCGCTCGACGCCCAAAGAAACGGTATTATACCTGAACGATGATACAACTATAGTAACATATGAAACGATTGCACAAATACACGAAAAGATTAATAGAGCCTTTGCGCTCCCTCTTTTATCGTAAACCTAAAACAACCTATAACCTAGTAGAAGTATTTAAACACGAGCGGCACACGTATTACCGTTTCCCGAAGGAGGTTAATATGCCACTAGAACGCTTTGCTATGAGCATGAGCCTACTCGAGCGTTTAAGCAGTGGGTTAAGCGGTAGCGAAATGGAAAAGATATTAGGCGAAATGGAAAAGGCGTTAGCGGCTGGGTTATCGAACCCGAAGACCGCCGCGTTAATGGGGGCTTATATCCACGTAATACGCGAACGCCAAAACACCGTTATACACCGCGACCTGTTATTAAACATAGCC